TACATATGATGCTAATATTTTAAGAGTTAATGACGGTGATACTGTAGTTATATCAGCACCTTTTCTTCCTGCTCCATTAAAGCCAGAACTAGCAGTAAGAATATACGGAGTAGATACTCCCGAAAAAGGTTTTCGTGCAAAATGTCCACAAGAAGATGCTAAGGGACAAGCAGCAACTAAATTTACAAAAGACTTAGTTGCAAATAGCCAAAAACGACAAGTCATAAACTATGATTGGGATAAATTTGGTGGCAGAATATTAGGCGATATTATTTTAAATGGACAAAGTTTGAGAAACCAACTGATACAAAATGGATATGCAAGAGCATATTTTGGCGAAGCAAAACAGAGTTGGTGTTAAGATAAATATTAAGTTATGAGAGCAACTGATTTTATTACTGAGCGCCGTAAGGCTAAATCTAAAAAAAGCAAATCTAGAAAACTAGGAAAATATTTCTTTCCTGGATTTGCTTACTATGGTTTTGGCGGCAGTGAGGGTGATGCAGGTGGAGACGGCGGCGGGGAAAGTATGTATGAGTCTGCTGTGCGTGATTTGATATCTAAGTTGCCAAGTCTGGAGAAACATGACTACAACACAATTGACAGATTAATGCGTAAAGTTGCAAAAAAGCATAGAATAACTGCAAATGCTCTGCATGATTTATTTGTTAAAAAATATAAAGATACACCTAATAATTGGATTAAAAATAAACTTGATGAAAGTCATGATGTAACTTGTGACTTAGAAGTTGAAGTAGAAAAGTTTGTAGACTGGGCAAGTAAAGTATTACATCTAAAATCTAAACCAAAAATTACATTAAGCATGGACACAGAAGAAGCACAATCCGGACATCATACTGGCGTACATACTGAAGGTAGTAATGAAATTTGGGTTTATGCTAAAAACCGTAACTTAGTGGATATATTACGCACGGTTATGCACGAACTGGTTCATGTTCGCCAAAGTGAATTGAACATGATAAAACCAGGAGCTAGTTATCCAGGTAGCCCAATTGAAGCTATGGCTGACATGTTGGCTGGAAAATGGATTAAGATATACGGTAAAAAACACCGTCATATCTTTCAATAGTCTTATTCTCCCATAAGTTTTAATACATAGCCCAACGGGCTAATTTACCTTTTATATAAATTCTTACGTAAAATATTTGACTGTGTTGTGACAGTACTATATAATAGTTACTTATTCAAGGAGAAATTATGTCAGCAAGTAAAACTTTTACTGGTGATCAACAAATAAAGTTAAAGCAGTTAATCAACGAAGGAATGGGTGTATTACACGAAATCGATACACTACAGGGTGGGTTAACTGATACCATTAAGGCTGTAGGAGAAGAATTGGAAGTAAAACCCAGCGTGTTAAAGAAGGCTATCAAAATAGCACACAAAGCCAGTCTGACCCAAACAAATCAAGAACATGAACAACTAAACACAATACTTGAGACTGTAGGAAGGACAGTTTAATTGTCTTACGTTGATGCCATTCTGTCAAAAGAAGATGACAAAATAATTGTCGTTGAAAGAACACCTAACGGCAAAAGAGAATATAAAGAATATCCGTGTAACTATACCTTTTATTACAGCGACACAAAAGGCAAGTATCGTAGTATTTATGGTGACCCATTAAATAAATTTAGTACACGAAAACGCAACGAGTTTGAAAAGGAAAAGCGTATTCACTCAAATAAGAAATTATTTGAAAGTGATATAAATGTAGTATTTCGTTGTTTAAGTGAAAATTATCTTAGGGCTGAATCACCCAAACTACATACAGTATTTTTTGATATTGAGGTTGATTGGAAACCAGCCGAAGTTGACGAAACGGTTAAAGTAAAAATACGAAAAAAGGAATAGTTATTTATTGATATTGAGGTAGTTTGTATAAATATTATAGAGGTATTTATATGAACTATTCCAATATATATAATAAATTAGTGGCGCAGGCTAAATCACAAAACAGAGTAAAAATACCAAATGATGGTTACGATAAGCATCATATACTGCCTGAAAGTTTAGGTGGGTCGAACGACCCATCAAATATTGTCTTACTTACTGGCAGGGAGCATTATCTAGCACATAAATTATTGGTTAGGATGTATTCAGGTGAAGAAAAGAAAAAAATGGTGTACGCATTATGGTGGATGAGTAAGACCAAGATAAATAGTATTTTTTCTAATAAAACTAGAATAACTTCTAGAGATTATGAATATGCCAGAAAATTATTCATTATGTCTAACCCAAACCGCGATCCTAACAGGAAAGAAAAATTTAGAAAAAAACGAATTGCGGGGTTATACAACTATGATGATATTAGCATGGGTAAAACATTAAGTAGAACTCTCAATAGCATGTCTCCAGAAGAAAAGAAAAATAGGATGCTAAATTCTACCATGACAGCAGATCCTATAGCTAGAGCCAATGCTATTCGCCGCGGCAAGGCATCAACAATTGAAATAATAAATGAAGATGGGACCACCGAAACAATATTTTCCGATCAAGTTAATGAAAAATTAAATCTAACTTGGCCACAAGTAAAATACAGAATATCTACCCACAATGGTTTACTATTAGACGGAAGAATAGTAAAATTAATAAACAAGTATACAGGCGGCAATAAATGGAAGAAAAAGTAATCACAGTAAAAGACTTGCGGAATCTCAAGAATAAACAAGAGTATGAAGTATGGGATGAACGATTAGGAGCCTGGGTAGACATTAATCATTCTACTTACATGATTAAGGGTGATAGAGCAGGTTTCGCATCACCCAGTGATCCTTTCAATAAAGTAACAGCAATAAGTTTGTATCTAGACTGGTTAGAACAATTAATTACTCTTGTTATTCCTCCTAAACATTTATCTGATGAAACGGCACAAGATTTAGTAAAAGATTTACCTAATACATTTTTATTTCGTAGTGAAATTGAAATGTTTGAAACATTCTTTGAACTTATCGAAGATAGTGATGTATTAACGGGTTGGAACTCAGAGGGATACGATATTCCATATTTGGTTAATCGTGTTACACGTGTGATGAGTAAGGACGATACTAGAAAATTTTGTTTATTGGGACAACTGCCTAAAGCACGAACATATGAACGTTATGGTAAAGAAGAAATAACATATGATTTGGTTGGTCGTGTTCATATGGATTACTTGCAATTATATAAAAAATATAATTATGAAAGCCGTCATAGCTATTCACTTGACGCCATTGGTGAAATGGAAGTTCATGAAAGGAAAACAAAATATGAAGGTACACTAGACCAGTTGTATAATAAAGATTTCAAAACCTTTGTTGAATATAATCGTCAAGATACTATGTTGTTGGTTAAAATTCATAACAAACTAAAGTTTTTGGATTTGGCAAATGCACTAGCACATGAAAATACAGTATTATTGCCAACTGTAATGGGTTCTGTTGCTATGATTGAAATGGCAATTATGAACGAAGCTCATGAACGAGGATTAATAGTTCCAGATAAAAAACGAAAGGAAGGTAATGACAATGAACAACAAGCAGCAGGTGCCTATGTTGCTACTCCCAAAAGGGGTATTCATGAATATGTCGGGGCAGTCGATATCACCAGTCTATACCCATCGACGATCCGCGCTCTTAACATGGCACCCGAAACTATCGTCGGACAAGTTAGACAAACACTCACCGAACAATATATGTATGACAGAGGAAAAAAGTTAGCAAGTGAAAAGAAACGATATAAAGAAGGTGATGACGATGTTACTGGAAGTATATTGTGGGAAGGATTGTTTGGTTCATTGGAATATACTGCAATTATGAATCAAGAACGTGGTACTATGTTAACACTTGACTATGAAGATGGTCGCAGTGTAGAAATGAGTGCTGCTGAAATTTGGAAATTAATATTCAATAATAACAAACCATATATACTAAGTGCAAATGGTACTATTTTTAGAAATGACTTAGAAGGAGTAATTCCGGGATTGCTTACTCGTTGGTTTACAGAACGAAAAACTATCCAGAAGCAAGCAAAAGAAGCATATGGTACTGATATGTTTGAGTACTACGACAAAAGACAACTTGTTAGAAAAATTTTGCTTAATTCTGCGTATGGTGCATTATTGAACGAACATTGCAGATTTTATGATAAGCGTATAGGGCAAAGTGTCACACTAACTGGACGACAAATTGTTAAACATATGATGGGTACCATTAATCAGGTTGTTACTGGAGATTATAATCATGAAGGGTCTGTTATTGTTTATGGCGATACTGACTCCGTCGCTGCTGACTCTCGCATCATCACTGATAATGGTACCGTTAGTGTAGAAACATTATTTATGCAAGGGAATACTTTCTGGAGAGAAGCAGACAAAGAATATTCATCCAATAACTCTATAAAGATAGCTCACCCCGGTTCTGATAATAAAGTTATTTATATTAATTATGATTATGTTTACAGGCACCGAGTCTCAAAAGGTCGATATAAAGTGACGACGGCAGATGGTAACCAGGTTATTGTAACTGAGGACCATAGTGTAATGGTTCTAGTAGACGATACTTTAATAGAAAAAAAAGCTGCTGATATTCAAGTGGGTGACAAGGTTATATCTATCAAGTAGCATAATACTGCTTCTTTTGCCTATTGTGATAAATAATAAAAAGGATGTATTATGCCAAAATTAATAGACACTACTGATAAATTATTGAAATCACCTAGGTTTTTGAAAGGTACGTCAGGTAAACAATTTTCAGATCATGAATTAGTTTGGCTTGATAGGCTGTTCGTTCATGTTTTGTCAAAAAATATCAAATTAATGAGTGATTCGGGATCTTATTCTATTTTTATGGCAATTGTCAATTCTCTTGACGAGAATGCAACCACTCGCTTTGATTTCTTAAAAAGCAATGCGACTAAACGAACTAAAGAAACATATATCGCTAGACACGGTGAACTTAATGGTAATATAAAATGGAATGCATATGTTGAAAAGCAACGAAGTAAAAATCTATTTGAGACTAAACAACTGCGTTATGGATGGTCTAGGGAACAATTTGATGAATTTAATAAATCTAGATCAGTGACACTGGCTCTATGTATTAAACGGCATGGGATAGAAGAAGGCACGAAAAAATGGGAACATTATTTAGATCGACAACGAATTACTAATACGCTAGAATATTTCTTAGAAAAAAATGGACCAATAGGATATGAGCTATGGTTAGCATATAATAAAAGTAAAGGAAATGCATCAAACATTGAATGGGTGATGCAGACATATAATATGTCTGAGGATGAAGCTAGAGAAAAAATTGCAGCACAAAAACATCCAAAATTTTCTTCGTCACCTGCCGAATATTATTTTGTTAACCTTCTGGAAATCGCACTGGGGTATGAAATACCTTATACTGCAAAAACTAAACAATTTTCTATTTGGAGTAAACAAGAAGATAGAATCTTGTTCTATGATATAGTTGATCCTGAACATAAAAAAATAATAGAATTTCACGGCGATTATTGGCATTGTAATCCAAAACAGTATGCAGAAACTTATTATCATACTATAATCAAAAAAACTGCCAAAGAAATATGGCAAAATGATTTTAATAAAGTACAAGCGGCTATAGATCGAGGATTCGCAGTAAAGATAGTGTGGTGGAGTGATTTTATAGCATCACCTGATCAAACAATAAAGGAAGCGGCAGAATGGATGAAAACTTAAAAATTAATGTTACGGCAGTTACTTCAGTTGAAAAGCTACCTGACTTTGAAAATGAATATGTATACGACATTGGGGTAAAAAACAAAGATCATTATTTTTTTGCTAACGGGATATTAGTTCACAACAGTTGTTATTTTTCAGCCTATCCTATTTTCAATTCGCAAATTAAAAATGGTGAAATGAATTGGAATAAAGAAATCTGCATACAAGTTTATGATGCAATTGCAGAAGAAACTAATAGTAGTTTTCCCGCATTCATGGAACGTGCGTTTCATGTTACTAGAAAAAATGGAGAAATTATAAAAGCAAACCGTGAATTAATTGGTGATCGTGCTATTTTTATTACTAAAAAACGCTATGCTATTAATATCTTTGATAAAGAAGGAAAACGCAAAGATGTAGATGGTAAGTATGGTGACATTAAGGCTATGGGATTAGACTTGAAACGTGCTGATACTCCTAAATATGTACAAGAATTTTTAATGAATATTTTGAGTATGGTAATACAAAAAGGTAAAGTTCGGGAAGAAATTATTGAAGCTATTAAAGATTTCAAGCGGACATTGTCTCAGCAGGATAGCTGGACTAAAGGTAGTCCAAAAAGTGTAAACAAACTTACATATTATGAAGAACTTGAAAGAAACAGCAGTGTAGGTCGTGCCAATATGCCCGGTCATGTTCGCGGAGCATTAAATTATAACTATCTGCGCCGTTTGAATAATGATAATTATAGTATGAAAATTGTAGATGGAATGAAAGTAGTTGTTTGTAAACTTAAACCCAATCCACTTAACTTTACAAGTATTGCATATCCAACTGATGAATTAAGACTACCCAAATGGTTTTGTGAATTACCATTTGATGATAATGAAATGGAAAAAACCTTAGTTGATGAAAAAATTGAAAACTTATTGGGTGTTCTTGATTGGGATTTGCGTTACAATACAGACACTAATAGTACCTTCGATAATTTATTTTCGTTTGGTTAAACAATATTTGCTTTTTGATAAAAAATTAATTATACTACACAGTATATTTGCCTAAATATTTTTATAAGGATAAAGAATGAAAGACAATTTACAAGATTTGATTCAACATACATTTGGTTTAGGTGTCATTGAACTAGTTAAGGTTGTTGGAACTGACAAAGAAACGCAAATTAGTGCAATAGCAGAAGATAAAAGCGTTATTGTTAGTGGAACATTTAAGAACCCAATTATTGATTTTAACGGGACATTTGGCATGCCAAATCTGAGCAAGCTTAAAACTATTCTAGGCTTTGATGAATATGATGATCAGGCAGTTATTAATGTAACCACACAAAATAAAGATGGTTCTAATGTTCCGGTTGCTATTCATTTCGAAACCAAAACCGGCGATTTCGTAAATGATTATAGATTGATGAGTAAAGCTATTATCGAAGAAAAAGTCAAGGATGTTAAGTTTAAGGGTGCTACTTGGAATGTAGAATTTGAACCAACAATTGCTGGCATCATGCGTCTTAAAAAACAAGCAAGTGCTAACAGTGAAGAAAACAACTTTACCACTAAAACTGATAAAAATGATCTACGTATCTATTTTGGTGACGTAAGTACACATAGTGGTAACTTTGTTTTTCATAGTGGTATCAAAGGTACACTGTCAAAACAGTGGATGTGGCCCGTTAAGGTATTTCAATCAATTATGGATTTGCCCGGTGATAAAATTGTTCGTATTAGCGATCAAGGCGCAGCCGAAATCGTTGTAGACAGTGGCCTTGCAACTTATCGTTATCTATTACCAGCACAAGCAAAATAAAAACACTAATAAAATAATAATTATTCAATGGAACAAATCAATCTTTCACAGCAACAAAATCCTGATTGGGCATTGTTTTTACCAGCAGTGAGTTCATTTTTTATTACTGGACTCGGTAAACAACGTGAAGGTCAGGAATATTTTGAAAAGTCTCGTATACCCATTGGATTTAATAACGATGTTGAATGTTTAAACTTTCTCAATAGTAAACAAGGATTGTACACTTACAAATGGGGTTTGTACAGCGCCGGTCATGCAAATTTAGATACAACAGTTGACGATCACGCAGAAAGTATTATACGTAAACGTGAAAGTGGTACTTTTCTATTAGGTGATAGTGGTGGATTTCAAATAATGAAGGGTCAATGGCCTGCTGATTGGAAAGATAGTAATTGCACTAAAGCTATGAGGCAAAGACAATTAGTATTGAAGTGGATGGATACATACATGGATTATGGTATGTGTCTTGATGTTCCAAGTCAAACTATTCGCAATCAGCATTTATTTGATAAGCATGGAATTAAAACAATTGAGGATGCAGTAATAGCCACACATATCAATAATGAATATTTTATTAAAAACAGAAACGGTAAATGCAAGTTTTTGAATGTATTGCAAGGATTGAACCATACTCAGTCAGACAATTGGTATGATGAAATGAAAAAGTATTGCGATCCAAATATATATCCAGACAATCATTTTAATGGCTGGGCATTTGGTGGTCAAAATAAAATTGATATTCATTTAATGCTTAAACGTATTGTAAACATTATACATGATGGATTGCTTATAGAGGGAAAACACGACTTGATACATTGTTTGGGAACAAGTATACTTGAGTATGCAGTATTGTTTAGTGATATTCAACGTGCAATACGTAAATATCATAATCCAAAATTACAAATAACATTTGATTGTGCTAGTCCATTTTTTAGTGCTGCAAAAGGTCTCGCATATTTTAATACAAGTATAGAACATGATAAAAAGTGGGCGTATAGTATGGAAAAAACTGCTGAAAGCAAAAAATATGCTACTGATAATCGTAAATTTAGCGATGCTGTATTAGAAGATGAAATACATGAACTTTTCAGTGATAGTCCAATAACTGATCGCATGTTAATTCGTGATCTATGTTATCGTGGCGTGGGATTTATTGGCGCTCACGGCAAAGAAACTAAAACAAGTTGGGATACATTAAGTTATACATTATTACAAGCACATAATGTTTATCAACATATTGTTGCAGTACAAGAAGGTAACAGAAAATATGATAATGGGGTCAAGCCAGCAATGGTATTAAGTCGTTTTGATAAAACTAGTTTTGGTGATATTGTAAATGAAATTTTTCGTCTAAATGATAGGCAAAAAAGTTTAGACTTAATTGATGAGTATGATAGATTTTGGATGCAAATGAAATCTGGTAGTCAAGGTTTTAGTGGCAAAAAAACAGTAAATGCATTAACTATGTTTGATCAATTATTTACTGTTGAAAATTCAAATCAAGAAATAGATGAAATATTGGAAGATAGTGATGATCTTATGGAAATTGCTTTAGGAGAATAATTATGTCATACGATTTAAAAATCAAAAATCTTGAATTAATAATTAAAGATATTGACATGAAAATCTTGAGTGTAACCAACTCTGTAGATAAAGATGAAAATCTATTGCGTAACTTACACGAAACAAGAATTAACATGATGAATGAACTGCGTAGAATGCGTAGGTTAAATCATGAAGAAAGTTATGAGCGATTAAATTATGACGAGGATAGATAATATGCTAGATGCACAAAGAGAACAAATATTACTAGAAACTCGTAATACCATTAAACAACGTGCTAAACGTATGATATGGGTTAACTTTCAAAAAGAAGGTGTTCATATGTATCCGGCAGCATTAACGGATCCTAAACTAAAGACGGGTGATCAGTATGATGTTAGTTTTTTAGGAAATTTACATCGCCACATGTTTCATTTTAATGTGGCAATTGAAGTAGAACATTCAGACAGAGCCATAGAATTTATACAATTTAAAAGATGGCTTGAAAGCTTATATAGCTCAAATACCTTGCAGTTAAATTACAAATCATGTGAAATGATGGCTGAGGATTTATATGACACTATAGCAACTAGATACCCCAACCGTGATATTCAAATCACTGTGTCAGAAGATGGAGAAAACGGCGCCACACTTACTTTCACAGCTTCATAGGTTATTCTTTGTTTATAGTGTATTTTGATTAATTTTTAATAACTCATTGCAAATTAGTAAAATGTACTATAATTTTTGGTGGGATTGAATCGGCATAGTTTAATCTCTCTTTTTGTTGTTGCTTATGCTAAAACTAATTTTAACACTTAATTATTAAGGAACTAAAAATGGCAAAACCTGAAATTAAAGTAAACGTCAAATACAAACAAATTTTTGAAGACCTAGAAAGTTTACTAGAATTTTGCAAAGACTATGGATACAAATTTGATGAAAAAGATTTGTATAATACCAAAAGCTATACATATCGCCAATATACTAAATTTGTTACAGGAAAACAAGTTAAGGATAATTGGGAAAGTGATATAGAAAAATAATTAAAAATATCCTAAATAATTTTGTATGCTTAGATTAAGAAAGGGGGCGTGATATGAGAAAAATTGTCTTAGTCACGGGAGGATTTTGATCCTATTCATTCTGGTCATATTGAATATTTTAATCAAGCAAAAAAATTAGGTGATATTTTAATTGTTGGACTCAATTCTGACAGTTGGTTGGCCCGTAAAAAGGGCCGACCTTTTATGCCATTAGTTGAAAGACAAACTATAATAGAAAATTTAAAAATGGTAGATTATTGTTTGTTGTTTAATGACAATGATAACTCTAGTATAGAAGCGATTAAAAATGTTAGGAAATTATTTCCAGATAGTGAAATAATTTTTGCAAACGGAGGCGATAGAAATAGTGATAACATTCCCGAATTAAAACATACTGACAGTAATTTAAAATTTGTATTGGTGTAGGTGGTTCTGAAAAAAAGAATAGCTCAAGTTGGATATTAAATGAATGGAAAAATTCTAAATTTAAACGACCATGGGGTTGGTACCGAGTACTAGATAACCAAATAGGCTACAAGGTTAAAGAGTTAGTGATAGAACCTAACAGTAAATTAAGTATGCAAAAACATAATTTTCGTAATGAACACTGGTATATACTTAAGGGTAAATGCGACATTGAAACTGAATACAAAGGTGTTAAAATAAACACTACAAAAAATGAACATGAAAATTTTATTATTGGCCAAGGTGTATGGCATCAATGCAAAAATAATTACAATGAACGTTGCCATATACTAGAAGTACAATACGGTGAAAAGTGCATTGAAGAAGATATTGAAAGAAAAGAAATAGGATAACTAATGAGAAAATTATGGTATTGCGGACTTGAGCCTTATAAGGCCCGTTACACTCTACAATTAACTGATTGGAATGAAAGAGTTTTTAAGCGTAGGAACATTGATTATGTTATTGTTCCGGGCGATACACTTACCACTGATCAAAATATTGTTACTGGTCAGGTATTAGATGCTCATGGAAGATCATATTTTTCTATGAGTCAAATGATGAATCTTGTAAAATTAATGAAGAATGGAAATGTTACAAATGAAGATGTTATCTACTTTGA